TGCCATGCGTAGAATAAATTCTGGGTTTCCTTTGAAAATGATTTTAAATTTTCTTCAATCCGGCCGTCTGACATGGAAACGCCGAATTCCTTTACATAATCATTGACTTTATCCAGGTTGTAAGCGCCGGAATCTAATCCATTCTGCAGGATTGTGAACATTTCTTCTGCTGAAAATTCCGCCTGTGCCCACAGTGAACTGTACTCTGCCAGATTGTCCGTTAATTCTCCGGATTTATCCAGTCCGTTTTGTGCGCCCTTCGCAATATAATCAAATGCCTCTGATGCAGACAGCCCCATATTGTCCATCAATGCATCCGCACCCCGGATGGACTCGCTTAAATCCATGTCGAATACGTCCTGCAGCGCCATTGCTCCTTCTGCCAGTTCCCGTATTTTTTCCGGATTCGTTTCATTTGTATACTGTTTTACCATAGCCATTGCATCTGCAATATCTTGAATGGAATCTCCATACCCTTCTTTATAAATTTCCTGCATGGTTTTTCCATAGGCTTCTGTGGCCATCTGTGTTGCTCCGGTACTTGCTCTCAGCTGATTCTGTGCATCCTGTAATTCCAGTGTGCCTTGCACTGCACTTTGGAAAGTATCTGCCATCAGATCTTTTCCACTGTCAACCAATGTATTGATGAAGTTCGCTTTGATGATCGTTGATGTTTTTGTTAATTCATCCGCAAGATGATCTGCTTTCTTTCCAAATTCATCAATACTTGTTGCGCATCCGTCAGATGCAGACTCTGCTTCTTTCATGTAAGTAATATTTTCATTCAGCGCACGTGTGGCGCGAATTGTCTGCGCTTCCGCATGATTCAGCTGCTTCTGCCAGTCCTGGATTCGATTTCCTGCTCTTCGGTAAGTTTCCTCTCCTTTTTCTACGATCAGTTGAAGGGTTTCTACTGCTTCGCTTTGTTCATTCAGTGATTCCTCTGTTGTATCTGAAGCATTTTTCATCTCTTGCAGTGTTTTCTCAGCCTGTTCCAGCTTTTCCCGATATTCACTCAGAGCTGTTCCAACTCTGTTATATTCCTGTTCTGCATGGGACAATCCTTTTCTCAGTGCCGCTTCTTTTTCTTTTTGTTCATCCAGCGTTTTTGTCAATACTTCATGCTTCTTTTTTAATGTCTCCAGCGAATTCGCTGATCCTGCAGTTTGTGCTTCCACCAGTTTCATCTCGGATTTCATTGTGGCCAGACTTTTATTACATGAAGTGACTGCTGATCGAAACTCTTTTTCACCGTCAAGTGTGATAAATGCACCTATTTTCTTCTGCCCCATCTTTTCGCCTCCTCCCTGGTGCGATGTCGCACACAAAAATTTGTATAAAAAGAGCACCTACCATTTCTGATAGATGCTCTGATTACTGTATTTAGTTATTCAATATTACGTTTCATCTTTTCTGCTAAAATAGAAAGTGTAGCCAATTTAACAGTCTTACTGTTATTTTTCCTAAAACTTTTCTCCATAGCATCTAATGCTTCAATAGGAACTTTCTCTACTACAGATATGAAATATGGAGCAATATCGAAAGGCTCTTTTGTAACCTGTTTTTCTGTTGTCTCCTGTTTTGTTTCTTTCACTACCGGAATTTTTTCTCCCTCTTTTGCTCTGAAATAGAAATCAACTAGGTAATCATATACTTCCCATGCCTTATCGGTATTCAGCGATTTTGCATGAAGTAATGCACCTTTTTCTGTCCAGAGATAAAGCGTATGAGCATATTTAAGGTTACCTTGAATTTCAAGGTCAGCTTTAAATTTCTTTAATTCTTCTCCCTGTAATGCGATATAATGTTTTCCTTCCGTATATCTTTTCTTATTATAAGAAAAATTATATTGCAAAATTTTAGGCTGCGTTCCGTAATTTCTTGCTAGTTGCTCTGTTGTTAAAACTCTTATTCCATTTATTTCTATTACTTGTGGCAATTTCATTTCATAATACCTCCATTTTCTGATTTGCCAAAACAGAGGTACAGTGCTATAATATTTATACCTCTATTTGGGGGTCGGGTAGTCGATTTCACTTTCTCAGGGTGCCGACTACCCTTTTACTTTTTTAATTCTTCATATACCTTTCTAATCCCTAATCTAATTATATCGGTACGTTTTTTTCCGGTAATTTCACAACAATAGTCCAGCATTTCTTCCTCTTCCTGTGAAGTTCGTATTTCAAAACGTCCTTTTTTAGGATTATCCGTTGGTCTACCTTTCGGACTCATCAAATCACCTCTTTCTTTTTGTCCGTACATTTATCATGATACATTTTGTACGGACATTTGTCAAGAGGTAATTTTAAAAAGGACAAGTGAATTTCACTGCTCCTTATGTTCTTCTTAAAACTCATCTACCAACATCTTCACGTCTTGATATATTTCCTTGTAAGGCGTCTCCTTTTCTATAAGCTTGCGAATTCTCATCTTAACCAGAGTTTCCAAAGACTTTAACTCCATGAGCGTTTCCTGTGACAGTTCATCACGTTTTCCACTCTGAATTCCCATCTTACTATTTATCAGCTTTGTAAATAGCACGTAGTACCTATCTGCATTTTTACTCCCCTGCTCTTTTGCATACTCCACAAAGAGTTTAATCTGGTCTGTTTCATATCGTCTTGCCTCTTTGGATTCGTTACGAATTCCAAGCCACTTTTTATCTTTTTCTGAAGCTATGTAATATCCATTCTTTTTAATTGATTGAATAATGTCGTACACCCAATCAAAGTATTGGTCAGCTATCTCTGTTGTTGACCATCTTATGACATCTAAAATGCCTCTTTCGTCATACATAAAAATACTTGTCCTTTTTCCTAAATCTCTTGGCCTCGGGGACAAATTGTCACCCACTACTTCTACATAGCATTGCTGTAATTTTTCGTAATTTTTTCTATCAGCATGGACGACTTACGCTGCAATCTGCATTGTATTATTTTTCTGTATAAACTCCTTAATCTGGTCATATCCCCAACCACAATCTACTAAGCCACTTACTAGACATTCCATGGATTGAACTGCTCTTAGCTGCTCCATAGGCAGATAATCTCTCAAATTTTCTTTTTTACTGATTCCTAATTCTTCCCTTAACTGCTTTGCATTTTTTCCAAATAGCACCTTATAAATACAGTTCGTGTATGTAGAATAGGCATGACCGTGCATACGCTCATTCTCGGTGGACTGCTGCAACGCTTTTGTAAGTGATTGCCTAACTGCAATTCCTTTTTCTCGTTCAACAAGTTTGCCTTGTAGGATTTTTTCCATAGCATTGAATTGCTTGATGTAGGCAAGTTTGAACTTCATAGCCTTCGCCCCTGTGTAACCCATTGCCAAAAGAGTAAAGCCGTCTCGTGTCATAAGATACATGGGATTCATTTTTCCATTGGATGCCTTATAGGAATCCAAATAAAATAGAGCGGAAAATTCCGCTGTACTTATAGTAGACTCTATGTTTCTTATAGACTCCATTACATCTCGATGGTTCTTGTCAAATGTATCTGATACATCCAAGCTTGATACTACTGTCATTTCTGCTTTATTCACTCTTTTTACTTCTACTAACATATTTTCAATCCTTTCTGTTGACTTTCAATTTTAAGTATCAAAATAGGACGTAGCATTTCGCTACGCCCTCCAGCTTTCCGGGGAGATCAGGAGCATACCCTGAAAGGACTCCTCCCCTATATTCAATTAACTTCCTATGTTTTTAATGGGTATAAGAAAACCACCTACTCGCTTCAAGTAAGTGGCTCTATCATAATCCTTGTTCCAAAAACTTAAGATACCTCTCAAGTGCTTCTTTTTTCCGCAGTTTTCTCTGTGTCTTTTTCCTAACACTTCCAAAGTCTTCCAGTGTGATAAACATCCACCGGATTATGGCAATTGCACCAATCACCCCTGCGATCAATAAAATTCCCAGAGAAAATGACTTTGTAATTGCGATTCCAAGACATCCTATACACCACACTGTCAGTCCTGCTGTCATATAAGGATGTTTCTGGCCGATATACTTCATTGTCAGCCAAATGATTTTCAAATAAATTGTTGCTTTCGATTTTTTCTCCGTCATCCGTATTCCTCCCCGTTGACTTCATCTTACCACAGCTTTTCTTATAAATCCAGCATGGAAGTAATCTTTTTCTCTTCAAAAATCATCCGCTGCATCCGTATATTATGTATTTTCTTATATTCTGTAAACAAGTCGCACCACTTTCCAAAATACATATGTGCAATTTCACTCTCTCTGTATCCCATTTGCAACCCAATACATACGATCCACGCAAAGTTTATTTGTTCGGATTCTTCTCCTTCTTCCCATGCGTGGTCACTGCGTTTTTTCTTGCAAAGCACCTCATAAATTCTGCATGCAGTTCTCTTCCGATTTCTCCCGGTGACATATCAATTTTTCTGAGGATTGTTTTCTCATCCATCGTTTCCGCAGTTTTCTTTTCCTTTTCTGCTTCGATTTCCAGACCTTCCTGGACCATCCAGATCAATGTCTGATTCACCGTCTTAATGTTCGGCACTCCAAACGTTCCGATCGTCAGCCCTTCTTCGTTGGTCTCTATGGTTCCGTCTTCCTTGCGGTTCGGTGTAAATCCATTCAGTTTTCCCTCAAACAGATCCAGATCGCCGTATTCTTCCTGGATTTTCTCCAATACGACCATGTCGCATTTGATTGGAAACTTTTCACCGGATAATTCAATATACTTCAGACTCTCAAACATCTCTTACTTCTCCCTTGTCTTTTTATCTGCTGCCATGACCACTTCTTTTCCAAACTTCGTATTGATCCAATCCATTGCCTCTTTTTCTGTTTGAAACACTTCTACAGATTTCCAGTTTCCTTCATCATTTGCCATTGCGCGTCCGGAAATAGACGGTGTCTTATACTCAATACTTTCCCCTTTTGTCGCATAGTCTTCAGACGGCTCAGAAAATTTCACTTTATATAAAAAATTGCCGGTAAATGCCCGAACTCCGTCTACGATCTCCTGAGTAATCCATGCCATTCCCACGTAGTTGTTCTGGTCATCTACATTATAATCAACCGTTTTCTTTTCACTTTCACCGATCTTGTGTCCGAACATCTCTTTATGTGCCTGGATCGGAATGGTGCTTGTATTTAATGTCACTTCTGCATAACTGAACGCCTTGTCATACTCTGACTGCGCATCATCTGCGTAAAGGGATCCCTCCGCATAATTTGGCGTTACCTGCAGACCAATTGCTTTTCCCAGCGCAAACGGTTCTGCATAAGTTCCTGATTCCTCCATTTTCCCAATAATCGGTTTTCTAAGTCCAATGTATGCCATGTTTATTCTCCTTCTCTCTCTTCTATTTCACATTCAAACACTAAATGACGAATGTCCGGATTCTCGTCTTCCAGAATATGGATTTCCGGAAATGTGAACCCCTGACTGAAAATTGCATTCCGTATCTTATTTTTAATTCTGGTAAAATCTTCCTCATAAGGCAGGAAGAAATGAATCTGTACTTCAACGATCACGCTTTGCGGTGTATCATCCGCATAGGCATCTCCATAGTCATCTGAATAATTAAATGTAAACCATCTTTTTTCTTTTCCTTCATATACTCCTGCCGTATATGGATATCCGAATGGCTGGATTGCCTCTATGATTTTTTCAAATGCTGTCACTTCCCATCTACCTCTCTGTTAAAGACTTCCTGCATTTTGGAAATTACATCTTTTTCAGCCCTTCTTGTGGCTTTACTTAATACCGGCGTGGCTCTTTGCTTTGAAGTTCCGTATTCGAGATATACCATTTTTTCCATATTTCTTACCCGCACTTTCTTTCCGGCTCGTTTTCCACCTTTTGTCCTTGCATTTCTCCATTTTTTAGCAGAAGCATATCCGGTTGGCCTTACACATATGTAATATCCTTTTTGATTTCTTCTTGCCCCGGTGCTTCCGATGGACTCATACATATCCCCGGTATCTTTATGCCTGCTGACCTCTTTTTTTACTTCCTGTTCCAAGATTGGCACAGACTCTTCCAGCATTTTTGCGGCAACTTCTTCTACCTCTAATGCATTTAGTGCCTGCATCATGTCATCCAGTCCTCTAATCTCAAATTTTGCCATGTTCTCTTCGCTCTCCGGTAAGAATCACGTTCATAGATTTTGAGGCTCGATAGCTTCTCTTTACTTCATAGGTATCTCCTGTAGCCACGTCGCGAAACACCGATTCCCCATGATAGTTACAACTCAGGATTGCAACGCTGATATCCGCCTGATAACCGCACTGTTTTCCCAGTATTTCATCGTTTCGCGTTGTATCAGCGATTTCCGCTGGTATTTCTTCTGAAAAATTGTAGGTTTTCTTTTCAAATCCATTTTCATTTTGTTGGATTTCTTTTTGAATCCCTAACTGTATACTTCCATTCCACATTATGTTTCCTCCTCATCTAATGTAAGTCGAAACACTTTTCTCTGGTACAGTTTCATATACTTTTCTGTGTCAGATCTGTCATTTCCAAGATGCGCTTTTACATACAGAGTGACTGCTGTGATCACTCGTTCATCTTCTTTTTCTACTGTTTTTTGCGGAACACCGGAGTCTCTCATGTCCAGCAGGCAGTCATTGATATACATTTGAATGTCATCATCATATACTTTTGTGGTTTTTGCGATTCCACATCGTGTTTTTATCATGTCGAACATCACGCTTCCTCCTGCTGCATCATGTACTCCTCAATGATATCCTTCTTCGCAGTCTTTGTAATCTCATAGCCCTGTCTTACTGCCAGTTCCCTGATTTCCTTTACTGTCATTTTTTTCAGTTCCCCGGCAGTATGCAGACCACTGCTTTGGCTATGGATTACTCTTCCCCCTTTACTGATGCATCGTCAATGACCATTTTCAGGTTCGTATATGCTTCATTGTCCAGTACCTTCAATCGCACGTACCAGCGTCATATTCTGTGTAAATGCGTTCAGACTTCCCGCCACCGCTACATTGGATGACATGATACTTGTTCTCTGTCTGTCGTACTTTTTGAATGCCTCTTTAAAATCTCCGCATACCATCGGAATCTTAAGTTTCCCTTTCGCCTTAATATCAGATGCGATCACCTGGTTCGGAACTGCAATGATCGGCACCCGGATTGGACCAACAGAAAGATACATCTGCATCACATCCAACGGGTTCGGCTGCAACAAATCTCTTCCGGTTGTATCCTTCAATGTAGAAAGGAATAACAATCCGTCATCGTTGGTCAGAATTCTGGATCCTGTTCTATATGCGGCGCCAAGCGTAACAATGATTGCTTTCTTGATTTCATCCATTGTTTCGATTTCTTTTACCTCTTTTGCATCAATCAGGCCAATGACCTTTTTATTGCTTGTCGCATTACTCTTTCTTGCGATCCATCTTGTGATGACCTCTGTAATATTCTGATCTGTATCGCTTAACAAATCATTTGTAAGAGGCAGCCATCCTCCACGATCCTGAATGTCGTATCTGATCCGTTCGAACTGCGGTGTATCCATCTCCTGAAGTTCTCCGCCTTCTTCAATGTCCTCAAATCCCGTCATGGTAGCTCGTTTCTCATACGTGCGCTGCCCTTTATTTGTTCTGACGTTCTCCACAGTAATTAACGATTCCAGGGAAAATTCCGCCTGTTTCCACTGATTGATCCTTGTCTGAATGTCTTCCGGCACAATATATCCCCCATCCGGATCAGAACTTTCCCGCATTCCGGAACTCAATGCATTTGTGACCCGAAATCCATGTCTGGCTGCATTCGCAAATTCTGCCACACTATTCTCTTCATTGTGAACCGGTGCCATATTTCCATGGTCGGCACGATTCTGTGCATTCTCAATTTCTTCATCTTCAAGGTCTTTTAACAGATCAAATTCTCTCTGCAGATTTTTCAGTTCATTTTTCGCGGCTTCTGCCTCATCCAGATTCCCTGCCTCCACCAGATTTTTTACTTCTGCTTTTTTCGCATTGATCTGATCCAAAAGATTTAATAGTCTTTCACTCATGTTGTCTCCTTTTCTTTAGACACCATACATGTCTAATCCATTTAAAATTTCTTGTTTTCTTGCTTCTGTCTGTTCCTTTTCATTTTTCTCACGGATTACCTTTTCTCTGATTTCATCTGTCAGTCTCATACCCCACAAGTCATTTGTATATTCTACAGAATTTACAATCATTTCATCTACAAATCCCATTTCTACCGCCTGATTTGCCGTCAGCCAGGTTTCCCGATCCATGATTTTAAGAACCTCTTCTTCCGGTTTCCCGGTCTTAGCAGTAAACGCAGCTGCAAGTGCCGCATTCATCTGTTTTAGGATTTCCGCATTCTTTTGCATCGCATGATAATCTCCGCTTGCTCCACTCATGGATACGTTATGCACCATGATCATCGCAACCGGGCTGATCTTGCTTCTGTTCGACATCGCGATCACGCCTGCTGCACTTCCTGCCATAGACTGTATCTGGATTTCTACATCGTTTCTTCCGTATAACAAGGAATAAATTTCCTGTCCTGCCATTACAGAACCGCCCCCGGAATTGATCAATACCGTAAGCGTTTCTCCTTCTTCTTTTTCTGCAAGCGCATTTCTAATGTCATTCGGACATGTGCTGTCCCATTCCAGCCAGTCATAAATCCATTTGGTATCATTGGGAATAATGTCCCCTCGTACATCAATCACTGCCACCGTTTCCACCTCCTTTATCGTACTGATTTCCTACCATTGTGATCGGTATATAATTTCCATTTACCATCAAAGTATCTCCGCCTTCTTTTGCCGGTTTGTCCAGGTACTCCCTTGCTTCATTTTGCGTGTAGATTCCATTGTTGACTGCTTTTGCAAGATTTTCCATCTGTGTCTGACTGTCCGCCCGAAGGATGGCTTTCTCATTGAATTTATAGAAAAAGCCGTCTTTCTGCGTCTGTGTCGGCAACGTCTTGAAATTGATTTCTTCCTCGTACATTTTTAACCTGTACGCCATGGTATCCACTAAAAAAGCTAGCTGCTGCGTTTCTGAATTCGCATAGCTGGATTTCTCGTAATTATTAATCTGATTCGGTTTGATTCCAAATGCCCCTGCAATTTGAAGCGCCGAATATTTTTTCAATTCAAAAAATTGTGCATCCGTCAGGGACATCTTCAGCGGTGTCAGCTGTAATCCAATTGGAACCGGGATCACTTTCCCAGCATTTTTCGGACCTGTCAAAGCCTTTGCAAACTTATTTTCCAGCTGCTTTCTTCTTCCCTCGTCAAGATCTCCCACATACTGCATTGCCATACTTGCAGTCAATCCCTGCTCATATAACTTATTCATGAAACTTTGACTTTCCAGTGCCCCTCCAACGGTATCCTGCAGGATCTTTCGGACCGGCTCGCCCATAATCCCATCCAGACTGTACCATGTTTTAAAATGCATGACGTCTTCGCTTTTGAACAAATACTGTTCTCCGCTCTTCGGATCACTGTACTGATAGTAGAGCTTTCCTTTTCCCCCGAAAATCCCAACGTCATCCATCAACACCGTGACGTAGCTGCTCTGCATCAGCCACAAATCCAGCGGCTTGTATGTTCCTCCGTACTTTTTCCTTTCAAAAGTTCTTCGGATCCAGACAAATGCGTTTCCATAATGCTGGCAATTCATTTCTGCTGCGCTCCACATAGTCGTTGGAGTCATAATTGGATTCGGTCGTACTGTAAGCAGTCTGGTCATCTCATCCGGTTCTGCCCGGATTCTTCCGCGCTCTGTTTCCTGATAATACTTCAATGGCAGTTTTCCCATGGTTTCACTTAACATTTTCATGCAAGTGTAATAGGTCACTTCACTGATCAGATTTTTATTGCGGCTGTCTATTCCCAACCACTCCAGCAATCCTTCGCTATTCAGATCTTCCACCGGATGCATCAGTGCATTCCACGCGCCTTTGATTCTGTCTGTAATTTTCATTTCTACCATTCACTTTCTAAAAAATTATCGATTGCTTCCAGGAAATTAGAACTAAACTCATGATAAATTGCCAGTTTAAATGCACATAAGATTGCATCGACCGGGTCAATTCGTTTTGTGGTTGCGTCTTTATCTATTTTTATCAACCCCTGATTCTGCCGGATCACCGCATTGCTCATCGCGAAATTCAACAGAGGATTATATGTATAAAGAATATTTTTACTATATACCTGTTCCCGGAATCCCTGTGTTGATTCATTCAATGATTTATGGCTTTGGAACACTTCTTCCACCACATATCCTTCATTCGACAGGTCCATCATCAATTTTGCTGCATTGGCCGGATCGAAGCATAGACACTCAATTTTCCAATCCTGTCTCTCGCAAGTGTCTTTTACATATTTCAGTACTGCGTTCTGATCCACGATCGGCGTATCGGTAACTGTAAGATATCCCATTCTCTCCCATGCATCATAATCTACCTTATCCCTGCTTTTTCTTTCGATCAGTTTCTCCCTGTTCGGAATAAAAGAGTGTGAATATACAATATACTTCACAATTTCCTGATTAGTATTGTCATATTCTCCTGACAAAAAGGGAATAATAAATGCTACGGAAGTCAAATCAATCTTTGCTGACATGTCAAATCCCACATATACACTCATTCCCTTTGTATTGATTGGAATTTCATCTACCTGGCATGCCTTCCATTTTGCCATATCCATATATCCATTCTCCTGAGCCTGCACCCACACATTCAAACATTTTGTCAAAAATGCCGTCATGTGTTCTGGTATTTCTTTCGCAATCTTATACTCTCCACGAATCTTATCCTGCCCATCTTCATAGGTCATTCTGATCGGATTCGCCTTATGCCACAATTCTTCATTCCCAAGTCTTTCCAAATCCCCATAATCTTCTGCATCCATTTCACAAATATCTACCAGATATTCTTCATCTTCTACATCTGAAAAGGGATCCAGGATCCTTGAACAATATGTGTATTCCATTGTGTAACATGGATACGTTAAATCCACACCTGCTGTTGTGATGATCATAAGGAGCGGCTCTTTTGTATTCGCCCCAAGCCCCAGATCATAAAATTCTGTGGTCGGATGCTGGTGATACTCGTCCACGATCAGCGCCGCCGGATTGGTTCCGTCTCCCGACTTTCCATCTTCTTTACTCAACGGCTTGATAAAACTTCCTGTTTTTGTATGTGTGATCATCACTTTCGTCACATCAAATTTCTTTCTCAAAGGAGAGCCCCTCAGCATCAGATCCGCCTCATTAAATACAATTTTTGACTGATCTCTTTTTACACCCGCTGTATATACCTCACATACTTCTCTGTTCTTTGTAGCTGTAACAGATATTTCATAAAGCGCAATTCCAGCCTCTTCCTGAGACTTTGCGTTTTTTCTGGCAACTTCCGTAAATGCTTTTTTGAATCTGCGCATCCCGTTCTTTTTCTTTCTCCACCCATACAACTGACAGATTCGAAACCGCTGCCACTCTGTCAACAGAATCGGTTTTCCTGCAAGGATTCCTTTGGAATGCCGCAGCAATGCAAACCAATCCACGATACTCTGTGCAGCTTCTTCATTCCAGTAATATGGATACTCAGGATCTGTCTCAAATTTTTCTGCATCACGCAAAAATCGTTCGCATGCCCATTTATGTTTTTTACAACTGATGATTTCTCCGGAAATACATTTCTTCGCATAATTTTTTATCTGCTCGTAATTTTTCATCAAATTCCTCCGAATTTATCTTCAATTTCCTGATTTTTTTCATCCACCTTGATTACCGCTGCCTTTAATCGCGCGTCCACTGTCATTCCACAAAGCGCCGCAAACTTTCTCATCTCTTCTGCATACTCCTTCTGCACAGACAGCAATGGATTTTTTACAATCATCGTTCCATTTCTTGTCTCTCTTTCAATGCAATAGTCTTCTCCCTTTAATTTTTCTGTTACATCTCTGTATGCTGCATAGGCATTACAATACCCCGCCAAATTTGCTTTATCCAGATTTCCGACTACTTCTATCTTCTGTAGTTCTTTGGTGATTCTGCGCCATTCTGCCTTTGCTGTACGGTTAAAAAGCCATTCCGGCGGGGTCTTCAGCTGTTCGTTCCCTGTGGAAACGGTACGTTCCTCTTCCTCACGTCGTTCCTTCTCAGCCTGCGTGAGATGGGCTTTCTGCATATCTTTTGGTTTTCTCCGTCTCCCCATCGGAATATCTCCTCCTTCCATTTTTACCACTTTTTATTTTTATTCGGAACTTTGTATGTATGTATCTACTCGTGCGGTCGGATGGTTTTCATCAAAACTTTTTCACCCGCCCCTCCTTCTCAGAGTTCCTGGAGTTTTCTAACATTTCCTGTAGTTCTTTTTGCATCTGGAGCTTGTTTTTTCTGTAGGCTTGTTCAATCTGACTATGTGTATCATGATGCAGACTCATCAGATTGTTAATGTCGTTTCTTCTTTCCCAGTCATCTCGAAGCGGTATGATGTGATGTACTGTATCAGCCAGCTCCACTCTTCCTTCTGTCATGAACAGGTAGACATCGATTCCACCATCTATCTCCAATACCTCCGACCGGATCTGTTCCCATTCTCCACTGTCATAATACTTCTTGCTCTTCTGATCTCTCTTGTACTTGTCATACTCTTTATGCCTCAGCTTTCCACAATCACAACGACTGCCGGATGGAATTCTTTTTCCACATCTGCTGCACCGTTTATATATCATACTGTTTTCTCCATTCTGTTTGTGCGATGTCGCACAGTGCAGGCCTTTGCCCAGAGCCTTTTATCGTCTTTGCTCAGGACGCAGAAAAGCACCCGGCTTTCGCCAGATGCTCTCTGATACTATTTGTTATTCACTTCTTCTATAAACTGCTTCATCAACTTTGTAAGCTGTGTTCCCATCGCAACACCAGATTCCTTGCAGGCGTCCTTAAACTCTTCTGCTACTTTCTTGTTGATCTTATATGTTTTTGGAACTAACCCTGCTTTCTCATTCCACTTATCTTACGATTTCTGTTTCTTTTCTTCACTATTGAGCATTCTATCACCTTCTACTCTAGTATGTGTTTTTTAATTTTTACTTATTATCCCAAACATCTCTGATATTCTACATTTTTAAACAAAACTACAATAATACTCTGTCTACGAAGAAATGAATAATCATACATAAATCACAATTGGAATTAAAAACAAATACTATTTTTTCATGTCTGTATCAATTATTCTAAATATCCTTTTTATTATCATCAACAAATTGACAATCAGCATATATGTTAATGAATATATCAGAAAACTTTGAATCTTTCCAAATTCATTGGTAAAACAATTAAAAAAGCAGAATATTAATAGCACTATACAAATCAAAATTTCAAACATGACTGTATAATAAGTTTGTAGTAAAGCTTCCTTCGATCTCTTCGCTTCCATGCTATAATATTTTGGATTTTCTTTTATTTTTGCCGTCATATCAATTATCATCGTTAATAAAGTAAACAACATTGCAGTTAAAATCGAAATGATAATAGTAATAATATTTATTGTATCATTATCAATCTCTTGAACCATCATTGTTGCTGCTCCCATCAAAAACGGAAGAACTATATAATTAATGACAGGCATTATTAATAACTTATTTTTCCCATTACGAAAACAGTTTAAATGATTTCTAATAACATCTGTAACAGAAATATAATTAAGTCCCAACCCCAATTTACTAATTATGATAACTAAAACAACTACAATCCACATTACATTTTGAGGTTCAAGTAATTTTTTCAACAATCCCTGCATTTACATTCCACCTAATCAAGAAATCCCATCCCCGTCAAATAATCTTTCGCCGTTTCTCTCATTATCAACTTTAAACTATCATATTCTGGATGGCCGCCTTTTTGTTTAACTTTCTTTGTAATATCCTCATTTACTACCAAACTATTCATATCCCTTAAAGTAAATGTTTTACTAGTTTCCCCAAGCGAAAATTCCAACTTTAAATCATCATAATCGAACCCCTCAATCTCAACAATATCTGTATAACTTCTTTGCCCCACAAACCATTCCTGAAATGCTTTCTTCTTTCTTTCCATAAATCCCAACGGCTTATGTATTATACGCTCTTCCTTTGTCTGCTTAACCCCATAATTAATACCCAACCTATTTGATTCATCCTCTGGAATTTCATAACGTATTAGTCTTATTTTCTTTAATACTCCCTGCTTGAAATATCTATCAACATATTCTTTAGGTGCAATTGATCGCAATAGTAAATGTAACCCTGGCATTTGATCCGTCAAACATTTTTGTAAATGCTTTTGCAACGATACTTTCATTCCATACACACCCATCGTCTGCAAAATAAGAACTGCACTATTTATTCTCCCATCAGGAACAGCCAAACAAAATCCAAATGGCATCATATCTGCTTGGTTTTGTGTTTTATTAGTAATTGTACCTGTTTGAACATCTACTAATTCTGATTCTATACCGTATTCTCCCGTTTTTACTCTTCCATACAGTACCTTATATTGTTCCTGTCCATTAGCATTATTTATAATTTCTGTATCCACTTTCTCAAATTGAAAAAGAATCTCTTTAGAAGAATCTTTCGAATATCGAGAAATATTCTTCTTAATATATTCTTCAACCACATTCAGTAAACTTCTATTTTCAATTAGATTGTCTAGAAACATTCGTTTATTTTTTTCATTGATAACACTAAGGCCATAAATTACTAAGCTAATCTTCTTTTTCCCCATATTTTCCTCCACACAAACCTGATCTAATTCACCACACTTGTTCAATCATATATCAAATTTTGACAATTATCAACAATTTGCGTCTCATTCTCGTTGTATTTCGGTTTAATCATTATAGAACATTTGTTCTGTTTTTACAATTGACATAACGTACAAAAAACGCCTTGCATTTTCATGCAAGACGCCTTTTATAATTTGTGTGTGGTTTTACTGGTTGTCTTTAGGAGGAAAACTAAAAACGCCTCAGCCGTCCATCTTGTTCCTTTCGGCTTTATACCATATTAACATTTTAAAACCGTCGTTTCCGTCGTTTTCTCAAATTTTTCCAAATATCTGTTATGTTTGCATCTGCAGCTGTCCTCTGTATATGCTTTCCTTTTCTTTGGGAATACTTCATTCATCCTATGTGAGACCTGTACCCAACTTAGATCATCAATATAATAAAATCTGAGAATCATCCGGATTTCGCTTTTTTTAATTTGTCCTATATATTCCTCTACCTGTATCTGTTTCTCCAGAAGATCCGTCTCCAACATCTGCAGCTTTGCAATGCGCTTTTCAAGTAAAAACTCACGTTTTTCATATTCTCTTTGTGGGAAGCCTGTTATTTTCACTGTTCGCAATGGTTTGTTGCCTTTCTTTCCACATGCAACAGAATCTTGCACAGTAATCTTGTTCAGTTGCTCTATTTTCTTTTTATCCTCTGCAATCCTACGTCTCAGATCTTTTATCTCTTCTTTCATGTCTGCATACTCAATCAGTATCTTCTTGTCCACTGGCAACACTCCCTTTCGTATCTACTCCCCATTTTCTTAAGCAGTCCTCTACTGAGTACGCACCTCTTTGCATCCACTTTTTGGCATTCTCTGTTGGTTCATGATCTGCCAGATCGGCAAAGTGATCATCCCGATCCCGTTTCATTTCCTTTGCGCTGCGTCTGTACTTTAAAGTCCCTCTCATACTTGTATCACCTCCATAATCTCCGCACTATCCAATCCAAAAACACCACAAACAGCAGTATCGGGAAGCATGCCGCTACTAAATAATCCTCACACTCCAGCTCCACATCCTCCTCCAATCCTGTCTTTAAAGTAATCACGGTTCCCAGTCCCAATATGTAGTAAAGGGTCAAGAATGCGATTGTAATTAACATGTCCATGCTATTCCTCCGTGTTTTCCTCATCCATTAATCTTTTTCCCTATCGCTTCGCCAGCTCCCTAACCAGTTCATCATTCCCTTTTTTCGTAAGGCCTTCATTACATGTGCAATCCGGATATACACAGCGGAAACAATCCGGATATTTACAGAGCGGCTTTGAAATTTTCGTTCGATTCATTTCCAGTTTTCTCTTGGTCTCTAGCAGATCCGGTATCTGGACCTGTCTTCTGCTGCCCGCTTCCGCAAACCAGATCAGTCCCGATCTCTCCAGATATGCCCGAAAACAAATCTCATTTTTCTCAATCTGGAACATAACTTTCATGTACACCCACACCTCATGCACATCCATCCCGTCAAATAAAAGTTCCTGTATCCTGGATGCGTATTTCTCGTAACCTTCCACTACTCGATCACTTCCATTTCTCTTATTGAGACTTCATAAGCTGTTCTCTCGCTGTCGCCTTTTACATAAATCCTGCTCTGTATCATTCCCATGGCTCTCACTTTTGTTCCGACTGGAAGCCCTTCTGCCAGCCTTGCGTTCGAATACCAGCAAATTGCCGGGAGATAATCACTTTTTCTGTGTTTCCTGTTTACTGCAATTAAAATATCCGTGATTTCTTTTCCGAGTGGTGTCTCTCGATAGAGCGGCTGTTTACAGATATATCCAATCAGATCAATTCTGTTTTGATCCGCTTCACCAGCTTCGCTGATTCCTTTTACAAATACATACAATTTCAAATGATTTCTTTCTCCATCCTTTTCATTGTATGATCGGTATTCTCCAAAGAGCGTGATTCTGCCTCCTACATGATCCCAGATCTCTCCTGCCAGTTCTTCCGGTACCTGGATCGGTATCACATCCAGCACTCCGCTAGTCCGCATAATTTCTATAATCGATGTATAAATTTTCCTGCCGCCCCTTGCAGTCAGCAAATATGTTGGTTCCTCTACGATTTTTCCTGTGATCTTTACGTTGTTCTCTTCCATCTTCTACTCCATTTCCAGCCTGGCTAATGCTTTTAAAATCTTCCCGCCATTGCTCTCTTCATCTGCCGGTGTTTTTACAGTCAATAACATTCCAGTCTCATTTACCCACAGGACGAAATATCCCATTCCCATAGGTCCTGTCGGAAAGTCTTCATACTCACCTGTTTCGGATAGGCTTACCAATTCCAGAATTTGATCTGGTATGTAACTCATCTCTTTTGTCTCTACATTCTGTAACACTGCCATTCCCCTGTATTTGATTTCTGTATCCTCATACCGGTCTCTGGCTGATAACCATTTCTTGTATTCCCACTCATCCCTTACTTTTAGTTCATACTGCTTTTCTCCTTTTTCATAGGCTCTGTATACTTCGCCCTCTTCCGGAAGATCCCCCACAAGTTCAATGACTGCTGCCTTATTCTTGCTTGTAAAGTCCTTCTCATATACAAATAATATCCAATAGGCTCCCTGTATGAAGTACATTTCCTCTTTCTTTCCTACAGTGAGTCCTGCACCTTTCCATGCATCCTTCAATATTCTCTTAAATATGCTCGTCTTAATAAACATGATGCTCCTTTCCTCTCCCAGAGTTATCTGGGAGATAATGTAATGGCTTACGACAGGTTTTGTGACGTACCTGCTGTTGTATCTTCACGGCACTTGGCCGGAGATGCTATAAAAATTGGAATCCTGGATGTCCTTCTTTCTGCTTTTCATTTTGCGGTTCTTTCATCAACTCTTGCTGATCCAGATAATTTTTCTTGCTGATCTTCATCCAGTCTTTCCGTGTGTGTGACTTTTCATATTCCCTCTGTGCGATCTCGCAAAGCAGTTCTCTTGTCTTTCTGCAATTATGTACAGCTTCTTTCCCGCTTTTATGGTGCGGTTCACACAAATACACTTTCAATCCCCCGGCTTCCGATAGAATTCTCATCCCGGATCCAAACAATACATGGTGTTCCTCGGTATACTGCTGCCGATAGTCTCCATACAGATTGGCACAGAGATAGCACACTCCCTTTTCTGTGTTCAAAATGCTTTTCGGATGGCTGATTCTCTTTTTCTTCTTTTTCGGCTTAGGAAACGCCATATCACTATAATCAATACTCATAAAGTAATCACTTTCTTTTTCCAGTTGTCCCATCCGCCTTTTGGCCAGGCAAATTCTTTCTTCAGAAGCTGGATGATTTTCTCCGAATCCCCGGATTTTAAGATGTCTTCTATGACTTCCCCTTCCTGGACCACCTCTTCTGTGATCTCATGTACCTGTTTTTCTTCTTCCGGAAGATTTATAACCGGAGCATCCGGCATCAGTTCCTGATAATCTTCCACTTCCATCTGTCCTGGAATCTGTTCTTCTGTTTCTTTTGGCTCTTCCAAAGTTTCCTGTGCTTTTGCAGGTTCTGCCTTTTTCTTTAATGGTTCTGTCTTTAAGACTTCCCTCTCTTTCTTTTCTCTCAGCGGCACCTGATAAACTCTTTCATAGGCTTCTGAATCAGAAGTCTTCCTGCCTTCCGGATAAAAGGTCTGTTCAAATGTTTTGGCCAACTCCAGATAGCTCATCTCTTCTGGTTCTCCCCTGCCGTTGTATGGCATGATCCGAATCTGAAATTCACTGAATAGTGCATTTGCAAATTGCATCCGAAACATCCGGAATTTTGTTGGAGCCACAATTCCCATGATCTTCCGGTTGATCGTACTTGCTTCTTTTGACTCGTCAGCCCATATCCATTTAGCCATTTTTTCAAAGCAGCCTTTTCCCTCTCCTTTGAAAAATTCATACACTAACGTTTCCGTCCAGCTTCCATGGTGTTCTTCTGGTGCGATGTCGCACAGGCTCATCTGCGGCGAATAACGATCTTCTGTTTCCCGGATAACTTCTTTTACTTCCCGGATTTCCCGTACCGTGGCATCTCTTGGTACCACTTCCCGCACTTCTTCCGGCAATGCCAACATTTCAGACAGCTTACTGCTGCCATATCCCCGGTATTTCTCCTGAATTTCCGGGCTGTTCCCATCAATACTGTATGTATCATTGATCTGCATGAACCGAATTGCCCACGTCCTGCTGATATTGAAGGTTTCCTTTGCAAACTCAAAAACATCTGCATACCCCTTCTCTTTATAAAACTCTGCATCTCTGGTCTTTTTTAAGAGATACCCGACTTTAATGTATCCCTCTGCTATATGTTCCAGTTCTTTTCGTAATGCAATTTCTACTCCCTGCAGTGTACTGATTGTCTGTAATTCCTCCATCTATCCTGCTTTCCTTTCTGTGCTCCTGAGCTTCTTTTTTTGGAACAGCTCGACAAATTCTTTCACTTCCTCTGTCATAGGTCCGTTATATTTTGCCCTGCACTGTATCATGGCTCCATTGTTTACCTCCATCGTGTAAAACGGTGTTTCCGGATTCTGCTTCTTTCGCAGGAACAGAATCGTTGTCTCCCCTTTGGCCACCCGGTCAATATACGTGGCAACGCAATGATGCATGGCATTTCCCTCCTGCCGGATTTCATGGATCCGTTTCGGAAGCCTCAATAAAAATTGTTCTGTTTCCATTTCCAGATAGCTGTCCCGTTTTCTGTATTGCTCGTACTTTTTGTCTTTTTTATTGTCCAAATCTTCTTTGGCTTTTATTTCTCGTTCTCTGCTCTCTTCAATCAACTCTTCATGACGCTGCTTCAAATTCTTCGGGAATAAGATCCACGGCTCTCGCATGTTGTACCCCAGTTCCTCTGCCATCTTCAGATAATCGTGATAATCCACGGCTTGTCTCTCATCTTCTCCTAACACTTCTTTGATGTACCGTTCCATCTTGTGAATGGTGGTATACCGGATATACCTGGTGAAATTCCTCGGAAACCTTGCAAAAAACTGAACCTGCTGCCATGTTGGATGCAATCCCTTTTCCTGCATTTTATAAGTGGTGTTGTATTCCCTTGTGCTTGGATTCTTTCCAGCCAACAGCTGGTAGTATTCCCCGTTTAGCCCCAGTATCTTTTTACAAGACCTCTCTTTCTTCTTTAAGTTTCCTGTGTTGTACCCCTGCATTTTTTCTTTGACAATTCTGTAAAACCCACACTTTACCAGCTGTTCGATTCCAGGCATATACCGGTATCCCTCCAGATATTGATCCAAATACATTTTTTCCCGATATTTCCCATGTTTCACAAAACGTTCCATTGCAGAATACTGAAACGGTGTTCCTTTTAAGATCTGCTTGAGATTCCGGTTATAGAGGATTGCTTCATGCTCTACCACTTTTGCATAATATCTCCATCCGTCTCTGCAACACCACCGAACCCAGTCTGTCTGCTTATACTGTTCATATTCAAATTCATGAATCTTTTTTAAATTCCGGTCATACGTGATCCGTATCAGCTCCCAGTACCCGCCATCTCCCTTTTGTCCATTCCTGAATTTCCGATAACACTCAAAATATCGGTATACATACCCCTCTTTTGTTTTCTGCAGGAGTCCTGCATATCCTCTTGCGTGAACATTTCCGCCTTTCTTTCGACTTCGGTAGGTAATGGGATGTCTGCAGGATGGACATTCGCCCTCGTCTCCATAGTGTGGATTCCTGATTTTTACTTCTCTTCCACAATGTGTGCAATACCCTTTTGTTACCTTTCTTCCGGCATCATAAAACAAATACTGTGGAAGGACTTCCCGATCTACAAAATCTTCAAAATCTTTTGGCAGTTCCGGCACCAGTGCCATCTCAGAATCAATTTCGTCAATTTCTTTTCTGCCCTTACTGTAATTTTGCCATCTTGCGATTGCTGCACGTGGTTCTTCCTTTCCGTTGTGACAAAATTCTGAGATCCGTTTTCGGTCCTCTTCTCGTATCCACACTTTTCTGCTACTGTACCAGTACCCTTGTTGTATCTCTTCACATCCTTCCATGTAGCTTAAGTTATCTATTTTTGCAGTTCTCCACTTCTCACACAAATTGTCATAGGTGTAGTACTTGTTTTCTTCCAAAAGGAATAGCCGGTATTCCGGATGTGCTGTGCCAGCCAAGATCATATCCCTTGTAAATACATCGATCTCTAAAACCGTTTCTGTCTTCTTGGCACGATAGAACCAATAATATGTTGCACTCCAGACAGGTGGTCTTCCACATCTTAGTACCTGATGTCCTTGATCTTCCCTGACTGTCTTTCGCATAG